TTAAGCATATTTTTCTATATCTCCATGTATTTCAATATAATCATCATCATCCAATTCGTATTCAAAATGTGATTTTATAAATTTAATTAGTAATTTACCTGTACTTTCATCGATAATATAATCTCTAGGAGTTATTCCTTGTGTATTTATCATAACTAATAATCTATCTTGCGATTCTCTTAATTCGATTTCACGTAATATATTTACTAATCTATGACCGGGTGCTTCATAAATCCAATAATCCGGATGATTTAAATCTTTAGGAATTAAAACAGCCATTATTGGTTTTCTAAATAATTTTTGTGTAATATCTAATAAATTTCTTTTCATTATACATTTAGAAATTTACCTGTTACAATAATTTCATCGCTTGGTGTTACATTAAATCCTAAATTTAGAGGAATAAAATTAATTGTTAAACTATTTAAACCACCGGTGCAAGTAAAATGTGTAGTTTGATAATATCTTACACCATTTATATAAATCTTAGCATCATACATTGTACTATTTACCGATAATCCAGCTGATATTACTGATTGTAATTGAGTAGGTGCTTCTATTAATTTAATACCCGTAAATGTTATAGTATCGTTTGTGGTTGGATTTTGAGATTTACTATTATTTAATGAAAGAAAATCTATTAAATCTTTATTATCATAATATGGAGATGTAGTTGTTAACATTCCTTCCAATCTACCATTTCCCGTTACATCAGTTTCAGTTGCAACAACAACTCTTTTAGTAGACATTGATTTTTTTGTAGTAGATTGTCCATCGAATTTTTCAGGAAGTAAATATGCATGTACATTTAAAGTAAATTCAACTCTATTGATTCTTTCAGTACCACTACCAACTTCATTTATTATATTATAATCAGATATTAATGTTCTAAATTTAAATCTATCTTTATCGCCCCAATATTGTCCTGTAAAATTTAATGCTTCCACAACGGAATTTAATTGTTCGGTATAAGATGTCCAACACATACATTCATAATTTACTTCCACATATTCTGGCATTGTAATATTATAAATTTCTAATTTTGGTTTTACATTTCCACCTAAAGCTGTAAATCTATCGTATCTATTATCTTTTGAATATTTTGTTACCGCTGGATATGAAACATGTCTATTTAACATTGGCATTGTTTCATCTTTAGCAATGGATGTTCTACGAATCATCATCAATGGTAATTGAAGTTTACCATGCTTATCTCTATAAACACCTTCTCTACGAGAACCATTCCATCTTTCCGAATTACCATAAATTACAGGTATCTTTAATGATTTACCATTATCATCTAATGATGGTAATACAACATCTTCTAAATAAGACATCATAGCATAATCTATATCAAATAGACTTACGCTTTTCTTTACATCATTTTTATTTGATTTAATCTGATTTGCTCTGTTAAAATTCGGCGTTAATGGGTTATGTGCCATAATTATTTAATTCTTTCTTCTATATTAAGATTAGATTTAGTTACCATAAATGCAGAACATACAACACTAAAATTATTATATGGTTGTCCACCTACTAATTGTATTTCATTTGTATTATCAATTTCAAAATATCCTTCATTCCATTTAATAATATCACCCACTTCAGGATAAATACCTTTTTCTTCCAACATCCACCTATCTAATTTGAATGTTACATTTTGGTCAGTATCTAAACCAAATCCTTCATAACGAGCGGATTCAGGTTCTTGGTCAACTATTGCGTAAACTTGAACGCCGGGATACCAAGTTTTATTAATAGATTCTCCATATATATTTACTTTAGTTTCATTTAAATTAATTTTAAATAGAACTATTGTACTTTGTATAATATCATCTACTAATTCTCTTGCCAACCCTTTAAAAAAGGCTACATCTCTATCTGATACAAATTTTGGCATATTATCCTACATATAATTTTAAAGGTACTTTTCTCAACATTTCTTGCTGATGGTTTGATTCATGTGTTTTATTTTCCATCACATTCTTTCTACTCAATTCTTCTAAATTTTCTCTTAATTGAGTAATCAACATATCTTTTTCTACTTGAGCTTCAGCTCTTAATGCCGCACCATCCAAATTAACTTCTCCATCAGGAATTGGAATAGATGAATACTTCTCTCTAATTGCACCTAATAATTCTTTTGCAAGTGCTAATGTGTATTTTCTAATCCATTGTTTACCAACATCATTTATATTTGAATATTGAATAAAATCATATGGAATATCAGAATAATCAGAAAGTGAATCCGCTTGAATTGTTTGTGAATTATGTTCAAATTCATCTCTACTAATGTAATCAAAATATAATCTCATTGGTCCAAAGCCAGTTTTTGGTAGAGGAAAAACTTCAATTATATTATCAACAATATTAAAACTATGATGTGATTTTCTAATATGGTCATTTAATTCGATTGCCTGAATTCTTAAAATATCTTCATAGAGAGGCATTAATAAAAATTGTGCTGCCGGAGAATAAGAACCAAATCCCATCTCATCCATTAAGTTTAATGTACCTTGTCCACCAACTGAATATGGGTCAAAAAATCTTTGAATTGCAGGTGTAGCTTCGTGATAAACTTTTACTACATCTATTGTGGATGAACCACTAAACATAGTAGTAAATGATGCAGATGTTTCAACATTAACAGATGCACTCATCAAATTATATCTTTGCTGACCGGGAATTAAATCAATATATGCTTTCTGAATAGCTGTATTACCACCAACTCCTGCTAATGTACCATATTGTTGGGACATACGAACTGTTGTTGGTAAGAATGAACCATCTACAAGTGTTTGCGAATAATTTGCTACTTTACCTTTAGGTTGTCCTCTTAAAACATCTAAGTTGTTTCTAAGATTGAATTGATTTATTTGTGCTGAGTATTCCGAAACCGATTCTTCAAAACAAGCATAAAATTGCTCATCAACCATTTCAACATCTACAATGGGATACCCCAAACGTTTAGCACACCATATTGCCGTTTTTGGTCCATCGTTTTTAAAGTCGGTATCACTATCGTAAATACCAAATGGTGTCGAGCCCGATATAGCAGAACCACTGCCGGTCCATTTTAAATTTTGAGACATATTAATCCAATTATATTTACATATAAATATAGAAATAAAAAAAGAGTGGATATTTCTAACCACTCTTTCTTAGTTTACTTTATTTTATTTAAATTTTTGACAAAAAAAGAGGAAGTATTTCTACTTCCCCTTTTAATATTACTCTAATTGATTAAGATTAAAGAGTCTCTAATCCATCAACGATAATCTTACCGTAAAATTCTGGTCTTACGATTTTCTTAGCGTAACGAGTCATAACTCCTCTTCTTGGAGTGAAGTTAGTTGGGTCGTACACTAATGGAGTCATAATCAATGGTACATATGGTGCGTAAACTGCTCCTGTTTCGAAGAAGTTAGAACCTTTGAAACCTAATAAGATTACGTTCTCAGTCATGTAAGGGTTTTTGTAAACATCGTATCTATTTGAGATAGAACCGATATTAGTTACACCTGCAGCAAATTGTAAAGCGTCTTTACCAGGATTTGCAGAGAAACCATTCATTGATTCTAAGATAGTTGCTACGTTAGGAGAAACTACTAAGAAGTTTGCTCCACCTCTCATTGTTAATTGGTGAATTTTGTTAGATACCTTTTGTAATTTGATACCTAAAGTTTGATACCAAGTACTCTTTGTGTAAGCTGATGCAGCTGCTGCTGAAGAATCAATAGAGAATCCAGCACCATTCCAATCATATCCTACTTTAGAAGACCAGTAGTCAGTTGTGAAAGCGTTTTGTTGTAACATTTCTAAGATTTCTAAATCGATTTCTAAAGAGATGTATTCACTTAACATTTGAGTCAATTCCGCTTCTGCATCTACAGAGTGGTATGCGTTCAAATCTTGCGCCAATTCAGGAGTCCAAATTGCTTTTAATTTTCTTGTCTTAGCAACAATTGGTTCAGATTTCAATTCTAATTCGATTTCTGGAATTGCTAAATCAGAACCTCTATCTTCGAAGTCACCTCTTAATTCTGCAGTTGGTTGTTTGTGGTATGCTAAAGATACACCAACAGTTGCTAAGTTAGATAAACCAGTTACAGTTGCAACGAATTCAACGTTAGAACCATTCTTAGTTGTGTATTGAGGATAAACTCCTGTTACAGAACCTGTTAAGAATGTTGGTTCGAATGCTCTTACAGCATTGAAATCAGCATCTGCTGGTAAAGCAACTACAACTTTCTTCAATGTGTTACCTGCATAAGATGCAGAAACTGAACCTGAAGTTAAATCCCAATCGATATCAGCTAAAGATGCTGAAGCGAATGTTGCAGTGATAGCAGAAGTTGCGTTATTGATTGTGTATCCGAATCTACCTGCACCATACAAACCACCTTCAGCTACTTGAGTTGAACCTAATTTGTTACCTGCTGGAGATAAAGAATCTTTACCAAAAGTACCACCTGCACCAAATAAAGAACGCTGAGAACCAGAGAAATCTGGGTTACCCGCTGGGTTAGAACCATATTTGAAGTCCATGTAGAAAATAAGACCTGAAGGTAAGTTCATTGGTTGAACTGAAACGAATTCTTTAGAAGCGATAGAACCGAAGATTCTTCTTACTAAAGGTAACGCAACACCAGCCCACTCTTCAGAACCTGAAGATGTACCTGTTCTTGTAGCCTCATCTAATAATTGTTTTGCTTGGTTTTCTAACATTACTGCCATACCATGCTTAGTTGTTTCAGAACCTGCGTTCTCTAACAAACCTGTTTTTTCCCACTTTGCTTTCAAACCTCTAGTTTGCTCAAGCATAATGCTTTGTGGGTTAGCGCCGTTCATTAATTTTTTTAAGTCCATTTTGGATTAATTTATTTTTTTGTTAATTACTTAATAATACCTGCTAATTTTTTGAATCTATCAGAGATTTGAGCTGATTCAGTAATTACTGATTTAGCTACTGCAGGTTTTGTAGATTTAACTACTTTACTTGCAATTCCTTCTTTCAATGATTTTTTAGCATTTTTGTTAATTGAAGTATATTTGAAGTTCTCTGCTAATGTAGAGAATACCAATTTAACCTCTCTAACTGATTTTGTTCTATCCAAAGTTTCAATCACTTTAACTTTTTGTTCGTTAGTCATGTTGTGTGCTCTGAATAATTTGTTTGCGAACAATAACTTAGCGTTCAATAAGTTCACTTCGTTGATAGTTCTTTGTAATGATTTGATAGTTTTGTAAGCTTCTTCGATTTCTTTGTCTTTTTCAGACTCTTCAGCTTCATCCATTTTCTCTTCATCACCTTTCATGTCAGCTTCCATTTCTCTTAAAATTTCTTCTAAGTCAACTTCATCTGATTCTTCTTCTTCATTAGTTACAACGACCTTAGGGTCTTCACCTTTATCAGTACCAGCTTCAGAACCATCTGCTAAATCTTCAGCCATTTGAGCTGCATCATCCGCAGGCATTTCTTCTTCTGAACCTTCTTCGTCGCCTAATTGAGCTTCTAATTCTCTGATGATTGCTTCTAAGTCCATGTCATCTTCAGATTCCTCTTCAGCGCCCATGTCCATTGAATCCATACCATCACCTTGCATAGATGCAAATGGGTCTTCTTCAGAATCCATTCCATCTTCTCCTTCTGCTGCTGCAAAGGGCATTTCTTCTTCCGAATCTTCTCCTTCTAATTCTGCTAATCTAGCTTTCAATTCTGCAATTTCTGCATCTTTGTCGCTTTCTTCCGAACCGAATGGATTTTCTTCTTCTTCGTTGATATCTGCTACTTTAGTGTAGTCAGTACCAGCGGCTTCTGGCTTACCTGCATCTTTCTTTACACCTACTGATAAATCAGTATCTGCATCCAAAGTTGGAGTAGCACCAGGAGTTTCGGCGTATCCAGCCTCAACTTTTGAACCGATTCCTGTTGAATCTAATTCTTCATCTACTTGCTCTTCATCACCTTCCATCTCAGCTTCAGCTCTTAACTTTTGAGTTAACATAGACTGTAGTCTTGGTGTAAAGGCTTCCTCAAGTGCAAGTTTTGCGTTAGCTAATGCAGTTTCTTTAACCGCTTTAGCATCTGCGATTGCTTCTTTCAATAATTTTGAATTTGCCATTTTGTTTAAATGAGTTTGTTCCTGTGAAGTTATTGTAATTGTGGAACTTCAATGATATTTTGTTGGTTGTTCGGTCACTCTACATAGAGGTAGGTATTCATTAACCAACGATTGTCTTAATAAAAAAAATCCTATATAAGATAGGATATTCCAAAATAAATATATAAATTTTTTAGAAAACTAAAGAAATTAATTGTTTTTATCAAAAAAATTTTGTAATTTCCCTTTTCTTATAGCTTTTTGTTTTGCAATTCGTTTAGTTATAGAAGGTTTTTCAAACTCTTTTCTATTCCTAAGTTGTTCAATTTGCTTTACGCTTTTTACTTTATTTTTGTAAGATTTTAATGCTCTTTCGATATTTCCATCTTTTACATCAATAATCAACATAACTTTTTATTGGTGATTTACTAATTTATATTTTGTTCTATACAATAAAGATACAACAGTATCAATATCATTTTGAATCCAACTATCTTGTAATTTTGGATTCTGTCTTAATTTTGCAACCATATTACAAAGTGTTTCAAAGTACTTAATAATATTTTTAATATCATTATTTTTATCTAATACACCAATACCGGATAATTGAATCAATCCTTCTTTGCCCTGATATGTTTCCACTAATCCATCAATTAAATCGCCTATGGAATCGTAATAACCTCCCAGTGCTAAATGTGCCGAATGAGAACCAATCCCCTTTACACCCAAATGAAATGAGTGAGCTTGTGTTCTACTTTGCAATAACAAAGATGCTAATTCTTCCATTTTTATTTTTTAATGTTTGTGATGCCCTCCACAACCACAATCGTGTTGTTTGTTACATCCGCAATCTGATTTACTTTCTCTTAATCCTAATCTTTGTCTCATAACATCTTCTGAAACATCTGCTATTTCAAAATATCTATTTAATACATGCCCCATATCTTCGTATAGTGCTTCTAATCTTTGTTCTTGTGCTTTTGCTTCTAATGCTTCTTTTTGAAATTTTTCGTGTAATCCGTTTAATTCTTTCATATTACGTTTAATAGTAACTCTATCAAACCAATCACCGCCTTCTCTTAAAGTATATTCTTGCGCCGCATCTGCAATACCACCTAATGTTTCTGCAATAGTTCTGATATCAGATTTTCTATTCATTTGTTCACCAAATTGGCCAAATGTAGAAATTATTTCCAAAAAGTGTTTTTTGATTTCGGTAGGAAGTTGTTGTAATTTATCTTCCTCATTCAATAAATCTTTTAACTTTATCATATACTATTTTTTTAAAATATCGTTTTTCTTAATTTTTTGGATAGCCTGCATTAATTGAGATTTATCTAATCCAAGTGCATCAATTACTTTTGCTATTACCAATTGTTCTTTTTTCTTCGATAAATTATATCCTCTTATTTGCATTACTAATTTATCTAAAAATCTTTCAACTTGTGCTGGTAATGTTGCATCCATATCTTCAATAGATTCTTTTACTGCAACATTTCTTTTTGGTAGTAAGTTTATTAACTTTGCCATATTAATTTAATTCAATTATAATTTCTCGCATCAAATCTTGTGAGCGACACCATTTACCACATTCCTCTGCAACTTTTGCCCATTGCTTTGATTCGTTCATTGGTGCCATAAATGCTCCATGCGTAGAAGGATTTGATACAAAATCCCATCCAACCAATTCAAAGTCCTCCTGAACCATTACAGTCCCGTCTGATAACTCTTTAACCGAACCTAATCCTCTCGATGAAATTCCTAAACGAATATTGTTTTTTAATAGTTCTCTAAGAATATTTCCCGATGGTGTTGATAATATTTCCACCACACCACACACATCATCGCCTTCCCAATAGATTTCTCTGATGTTATGTGATACGTTTTTTAAATTAATAACAGGAGAATCCGGATGGTCTAATTCACCCAATGCTCTTCTTTCTTTAATAAGTTGTTCGTATTTCTTACACTCCCTTTCTAAGATTTCTTTAGGATATCTTCTATGATTTTGATTTGGAGCACCTGCTCTTTGTAGGATTCCCTTAACTAAATAAGTTCCGTTATCCTGCTCAACGAGTTTTGCTTCAAACAAATGGGTCTCTATTAATAATCCTTTATTCATTTATTTTATATCTTTTTTTACCTTCTCTGCTGCTTTTCCGGTTAATCCTTTATCTTCCCACGCTTTTATTAACGCAGTTTTTAAATAATTTTTTAATTCGGTTTCATCTAACTCACCATTTGTACTATCACTCATTTTTGTAATTTGAGTTTGTACATACCCCATTTTCACTATTCTATCCGCAACTCCGTTATTTATCCCATCGTTGCTATCTAATAATTTAGCTATATCGTTCATAGCTTGTTTATTATTAGATATTGATTCTAATATTTTGGCAACGGCTTTTTTATAGTTTTCGTTACCATTTATATAGTTTCCTACTTTCTTAGCCAATTCATAAATAAAGTAGATAACTATTTTACCCAATATAGCTAATGTTATAGTTGCAAGTATTCCTTCAACTACACCTTCGTTAACTACTTTTTTTTTTGAGCCCCTTCATTTTTGGCTCTCAATTTAGCTAAATCAGAACCTTCAATCTCACCATCACCATCTACATCAATTTTCTTTTGACCCGCAGTTAATTCAGCCTCATTATATCCTCTCAATTTTCCTTCCGATTTTGCTTTGTAAGCGGTATCTACGGCGTTGAAGAATTTCTTCTTTTCATCATCACCCATTGAGTTGATATCCTTACCAGTCTTATCTAACATATGTTTAAATAATTGTTGGTAATCATTTTCTTCCTTTACTACTTGTCTAACAAGCTCTTTTAATTGAGATATTTTCATTATTCTGAAATTTGTCTTATTTTTTGGTCTAATTTTAGTAATCGTTCCTTTATACTATAAATATGACTATTTGTTCTTTTCCAATAACTTTTATTATCTACCCCACTTTCGTTCTTAATTTTACCATACCAATTAAGAAATCTTTCCATTTCTGCTAATTGTTTATTGATATTAGAGATACCTTTACCAATCTTAGATTGTGCAGTAGATTCATCTCTTTTTAATTCTAACCAGCGGTTTTCTTTAACTACACTATACCCCGTTAAATCGGCTTGTCTTTTACCTTTTGTTTTTTCATCTTCAGGTTTACCAAATGCAAACGGAGAATTATATTCACCTGCGGCATCAGAACCAGTCATTTCATCAACTTTTAATTCGGCATCTTTATACATACCACTAACCTTAGCATCTAATTCTGCTGCTAATTTTTTCTTTTGTGCCGTTAAAGTTTTTAATTGTTGTATGTGTTGTTTTTCTGATGGAGTTCCTTTAGATTGTTTATATGCTTCCAAATGCTTTTCCATAGAGTCAATCACCTTTGCATAATCGGTTTGAATGGCTCTAACTGAACGTAATTCAGCCAATACCATTTCTTTTATTTTATCAGGCAATCCTTTATGTGATGTTGATGCAAAATCTTTAGCATCTTTATCACTCATTGAGTCTGCTGCTTTTGAAACTTCTGGAGATGGGCTTTCCATATCACCTTTTTGAGCTGCGTGAACCATACCCATAAATCTCTGTTGTGCTTTTGATACTGCTGGCATTGGATAAAATTTAAGCTAATACATAAACAGAACCACCATTGGTTACTGATATACTTCTAACATGACAAGGAAATACATGTCCTCCTGCTAAATTTTCTAATTTAATAGTTGGGTGGACAGTACTACCTGTTCCAAATCCTTCTAATGTAATTGAACCAGATACACCACTTACTGGTAATACTCCCCAAGCTCTATCTACTAAATCGGTTGAACCTGAAGTTACCAATTTTGCATTAAATGTTCTATAATTTACCATCTTTATTTATTTAAACTATCTTTTAATTCTTTTAATAATTCGTAACTCATCATTAC